GAAGTACAGAACCTGCTGACTGCTTTAATCCATTTGCATAGATTGACAGAGCATCGATATCACCGTGCTGAACAGCTTTCTTAGCCATTTCTCCGCCAGGGCTGTCGTTGAATGATGCGTAACCATATACACCCTGAGGTCTATTTTCGAGTAAGCACCATCCGAGAACATTATCGATGTCGTTATGCTGGTGGTTCCAGATGAGAGGAACCTTACGACGGTCACAATGAGCGAAAGCATCAGGAAGGATAGTTCTGCCATCTGAGCAACGCACGTTATTACGGGTTACCCATCCGCTGAAATCATATTCCATTTTGACGCCCTCCGTTCATTAATCCTTTTCGATTGAGTAGTATTCGTCTGAGCCAGCTGTAAGTGTTGAAACGCTGTCTTCTGTTGAGATAGCTGTAGGCTTTACTGCGCCATTAGCTGTAGCAACAAGAACCATGCTCTTGCTGAACATTGCTACGAGTTCTGCAGATGTAACACCCTTTGTCTTAGCTGAGTCAACGTAGAGCTTCTTAGCGTCGTCAGCATAGAGAGTGATGTTTCTTACGTGCTGGTCGTTAGCATTTTCGTAGTTTCTTGTAGGAACCTTGTAATCTGGTGTCTTTGAAAGTTCCATACCAGCAGTGTTGATTTCTGTGTTGTGAAGTTTCATTTCGAAATTCCTCCTTATTCGTATGATTCATCTTCTGCGTACTGCTCTTCCTCACCCGGGGTCATTTCTTCTTCACCCTCATTGTGGTTAAGGTTAGAGTTCAATAATTGGTCGGCCTTAGGGTCATCGGACGGTTTCATACCGATAATCTGTCTGATTTCGTTCGAGCTAAGTATCTCGTTTCGAGTAAACTTATCGGCGATATCAGCAATATTATTGACAGGAACCATCTTGAATGGGTCTCTGAAGGCCTGTATTGATTGACCCTGAGTGCGAGCTGTTTTACCAATGAACTTTCGATAAAACTCACTGATAATCGCAGTGATAATCGGATTGATAGTTCTCTGATAATAGTTAAGCAGGGTCTGCTCATCAGCTGTTCCATCGAGTATTGTCTGAGTTATACCGAGCTGAGAGAATAGCAGGTTTGTCAGATACTCGATTTGGGACATAAGCTGATTCTCGACAGAACGATTGAGCTGAGTAATCTTTTCGGTACCATCTGTGTAAGCTATACCGTACTTCTTACCAGTCAGCTGTCGTTCAATGTCTCTTCGTCTCTCTTCAGCCTGTTTCTTACGGGCTTCGGATTTGACTATGTATGGAAGCTGGATGATTAAGTCCAACTTACCTGAACTCGATTCTTCGTCGACACTATCGAGGAGTGAAAGCTTTCTAATAAGTCTCTGAAGAGTTGAGTTAGGTTCATTCATTATAGCGTAAAGTGGATTCTGTACGATAGCCACCTGTCGCTTTGATAGTACGAGTTCTTCTTTATTGCCGGTTGATTCGTTATAAAGCTGAACTCTTACTTTATCTGGAAACCACTCCAATATTTTACCAGTTCTAATTGTTAAAATATCAGAGCTTGATGTGTGAGGGTCTACGTCGAAGTCCGTAGGTACAGCCGCAATGCATCCCTCGTCGAGTAACGATGTAACAAGGTCGAGTTTGAAATCAAATCCTGTCTGGTCGAGATTTGCCTCGGTTGTGAGACAGTAGTTCAAACCCGAATCGACATCTTCCACGTATCTATCCGCAGTATCCAGACGTACGTGTTTAATATCGGTCATCGCTGTATCTATTGCAATACGAGTTAAGACCGATGTGATTATAGAGCGTTCCATCCCTCGACTAAACCTAGGTCGGTCTGGTCTGTATGTATAAGACGATACACCCTGTGAATAGTATGGTGTCGGGTCTTTGTTAAGGAAAGCATTCCAACCGTTCCTTATACGTGAACCAATGGAAATTCTATCCATTTTGACGGTTTACCTCCTTACTGGTTGTTCTTCTCGTGCTGTGTACCAAAGTAGAAACCGACAACTACAGTGTAAATAGTCATGAAGATGTCTGGTTTAATCTGGTCGGTAAGTGCCATGTACACAAACGCTGCTGTGAGAGCGAATGTGACAATCGACTTAACTGTTAAGAGGTTTAAGATTTTGGACTTTATTGTCGCCATATCAATACCCCCATAATTTCTTGAATGTCTGCGGGCCAACAATGCCATCAACATCCAGTTTATTGTTCTTCTGGTAATCCTTTACACCACGTTCAGTCTTTGGGCCGAACTCTCCGTCATCGCCACCAACAGCGTATCCCTTTGAGAAGAGTAACTGCTGAAGTGTCTTTACATCCGAGCCAGAACATCCCACTTTCAGCTGTCTGAGAGTGTGAGTGAATGTCTTATCGGATGTTGTCGGAGTCTGTGGTGCTGTATCGGTGGTTTTTGGTTCTGTAGGTTTTGCATTATTGTCATCACCGATATATCTCATCCAGTAAGCGACATGCGGTGAGTTTACATTGATTGTATGCATTGCTACATACTGTGAGCCGCCGCCATTACCATCGATATATGTTACTGTACTGCCTGAGAAAGCAACTACAATACCAACATGGTCAAGTGGTCTCTCTTCCTTAATTCTATCCCAATCGAAGAAGATGATGTCACCCGCAATTGGGAATGTCTCTGGTTCGTCCCATTCAGGACTCTGTGACATTTTGTTCTTAAGAGGAGTGCAGAATGTATCGTATACCCCTTTAATTCCAACATCGTTAAGAACATTAGATACAAAGTGTGCACACCAGTCGTGAGCACCGGCACATCCCACCGCTGAGCGATGTTTTCCTTTGAGTTCGTACGCTCTCTTTACAATTTCATCTCTTTTCATCAAAATCCCTCCTTGATTAAAATTAGAGTTTTATTGGGTTAGTTATAAACCGCTTCAATGAGTTCGATAACCTCATCATACTCAGCATCAGTAAGCTTACCTTTTTCGTGATAAACTTCAACCATGCTTATGATTTCTTCTTTTTCATATGTCTTTCGATTAATAAGACGTACGCATAAATCCTTTACAGCTTTCATTTTATCACTCTCCTAACAGAAGTATTGCAAGTAATTCGTCCTGCTCAGCTATTGTCTGTTCCTGTTCATTCATTTTCTGAATGATAGGATAAATACTCTTATCATATTCAATCTCGTCATAAGTCCATCGTGCCGGACGGTCTTCAGTTTCTTCGTGAAATTCAAGGTTTCTACGAACATAAACAGTACTTAAGCCTTCTTCGATTTCCAAAGGCTTTACATCGCTTTCGCTATTACGCCACATAATTTCATCTCCCTTTTTTTCGTGTCGACTTATTAGTTTCATGGCTTTAAAACTAATGTACGGCTTAATGTATTTCTTGTATGCACCATAAACATCTGTATGTTTAATCCAACCCAAATACGATAGCATGGATCTGGCATCATGAATCGTAATAGTTTTACTAAGTTTACGCTTCTTGTGAATATGTCTTGCTTTGCGTGTCATTTTGTACAATAATGCCCGTCTAAGAATTGTTTTACCACGCATGAAACGATAACCCATGAAGTCTAAATCCTGACCTCTCCAGTCCATGCCCGAATAGGGAAAGTATTTAAGCGGACATACAGTCCAGTTTTCTTTGAGAGTTAAGCCGAGTTTCTCATTAAGATACTTCTCAATTAGCTTTCTCATTTGATGCAACTTCTTTTTATTAGAGCCGAATATAACCATGTCATCCATGTAACGAACATAGTGTGTCGCACCAAGCTCATTTTTAATATAATGGTCTAATTCGGTTAAGTAGAAATTGGCAAACCACTGGCTCGTGTAAAAGCCAAGTGGAATACCTTTTTCTGTTGTATCAATAACTTCGTATAACACATCTAAGAATTTATTATCGTGTATTATCTTTGCTAATTTAACTTTCAAAATGTCATGCGGAATACTTTCAAAGTATTTCTTTACATCCATTTTTAAGAAATATCTTGTTCCTTTCTCATCCTTATTAATCCATTTCTCGATAGCCTTCTTTGCTCTAAGTGAACCTCTTCCCGGAATAGAACCGTAAGAATGTTCATACATAGACTTCATAAATATAGGTTTAAGCACATTAACAAGCATATGATGTAACACTTGCTCTTTCATGTTCGGAACAATAATAGTTCTTTTCTTTCTTCGAACACCGTCATAGATTTGTATTTCACGATGTTTGTAACTATGATAATGTTCAACATAATATAGCAGTCGTGGTTTTAGTTCTTCCAGATGTTCTCTGTAGTATTTACGCTTATCACGTTTTCTTTTCTTGCCCACTTTGTTCTGAGTAGCAAGTCTGACCGCTTCACAAAGGTTTTCTTCATTATAGAATTTTTCATATAAATGATTATAAGATTTCATTTTTCACCTATCTTATCTGCACTTCAGCTTTCGATTAACTACTTGCCGAGCCTTTGTATGCATTAATTTTTATCAAGGGATAAGGTCAACGTGGGACATTTATTATCTCGCAAAATGCGGATTGATAAGACCAGCCGCCCTGATGTTCCAGTTCGAATTCGACGTAGTGTTGTTCAGATTCAAGTAGAACGTACCGTAATTAGCACTGTTGTTGCAGTTACCGTCACGATTCAGATTCGTGCCACGAAGACCTAAGAGATTATAGAGGGCGTTCCCTCTCTTGACCTGCGGTCAATTCACACCCCATCAAAGGGATTTAAAAGATAGTGCCGCCCCGATGCCCCAAGACGAATGCGACGCAGCGGAGGTCAGATACAAGGAGAACGCACCGCAACCAGCACCGTTGTCGCAGTACCCGCCACGAGAAAGATAATAAATTGCTGCGTTGTTTTTGTATTGATAATCGCAATAATATGTACTTGCACTACCGCCAGTAGTTTTTGGTATAAACATACCTTTAGAATAATCTGCTTTAGTTACATATCCATTTGTAGGAA